AGCGAATTCATTAATAAGTTGGCTCATAGTAACAACCTCATCTTCACCATCAATATACTTTTCAGCATCGCGAGATGTTAAAGCTCTTTGGTATGCTTCTAAGAACTTTTTATAATGCCTTGCTCTTGTTTTTCGTAACTCAATATTAAGATGTTCTAGTATGGCTTCAATTTCTTGCAATTGATTAAATCTATGTTCAACTACACCAGGTATTTGTGAAGCATTACGTTCAATATTTCCAGAAAGTCCTGCTTCTTTTCTTGCCTCGTCTAGTTCTTTTAGATAATAATCAATACAATCAGGCAATTTGCCTAAATCTTTTGAAACTAATCCATACCAGTTAATCATTAATAATCCTCGTTGTCATCCTCATTATAAGGATCGTCATCTTCTTCTATTTCCCCATACACTTCGTTGTATGCTTGATGTAGATGACTTGAATGTGAAAATACTTCACGCCAATCTGATTCATCTGCACCATAGTCATCAATCAAAGTCACATAGGCAATAGCCGCATCCAATCTATCTTTTGCTGGTACATAGTTTTTCAACTTGTCCCATGCTTCAATTAACACCTGAATGTCTTCTGTCATTTTTTATGCCTCCGCTGAAACAGTTTCCTCTGCTTCTACATCAGACTTGACTGTGTCCCACTCAGCCATAATTAGATCAAGATTTTCACCTGTCCAATCTTTTCTATAGTGCTTGTGTTCTTTGCCAAATCTGTCAACATATTTAAGTCTATTACCTTCTTTGACCAACAGTCCTTTTTTCTCACAAAGATCAACTAAACCACTGTACGGATCCATTCCTGCTTCATATGGAATTTTTACCTGTACAGATTCAAATGGTTTGTTAAATCTTGTTTTCATTACTTTTACTGCTGATCTAATACCAGTAACATCAGATATTTTGTTTCCAGCCTCATCTTCTTTGAGTTTTAATTTCTTCATAGCAACAACAACCGAACTTGCATATACAAATCCTTGTCCGCCACTAATCTTATCATCTGGATCAAACATATCTTGTGATGCGTATGTGTGGTTAGTTGCTACCAAACCAATGTTTAGTTCTGCAAACATGTTCACACAATTTCTAATAAGTGCTGTAAGTGCCTTGGGCTTTCTACCCATGTCACCTTTTAAATCACCCTTATCAAATTGATCTCTATCTGTTGGTGTTAGCAACATACCTAATGAATCTATTACAAACATAACTTTTGGTCTTTCACTGTGTTCTAAAGAACCATAGTCTGCTCTGTAACTTGCTACAAACTCTGAAATAGTTTTTGCCACATCATCGATCATTGCAACATTAATACGCATTAGTTTTTCTGGTGATGTGTCTACGTCAAGTGCTTGTAACCACTTTTCGTCCAATGCATTTTCAGAATCAAACACAATACAAAATATACCTTGATCCTGTGCATTTTTGATAATGTTACCTGATGCAATCAAACTCTTACCAGAACCTGATTCACCTGCTAACATAGTCACACGACCCAATGGAACACCTCTGTTAAAGTCGCCACTAATCAAATAGTTTAGACAGTAATTTCCTGTTGAAATCCAATCAACTGGGTCAGAATCAAATCCTGTAGAAATACCACCAATGCTTTTTGTTATTGACTTTCTAAATTTACTTACGTCAAATGGTCTTACCATAATTTCTCCTTGTCTGTAATAGTGCATAGTTGCCTATGCACTAATACTATATACGATTTTACTTGCTTTGTCTAGCTCTGATCATTGCCAAAATATCATCTGCTGATGCTTTTGACTTATCTTCAGTTGCTGTTGCTGTTGCTGTAGCAGTTGCCACTTCTGGCTGTGCCGCAGGTGCTTCTACTTTTGTTTCTGTAACAGGTGCCGTAGTCGCCGATGCTTCTGCCTGTGGAGCAGGTGCAGTCGTTGCCGCGGATTCTGTTCTAGTTTTAGTAGTGTTTGCACTATTTGATGCCATGCCTGCTGGTCTGTAATACTGACCAAATCTGCTTTCATCATACAACTCACCGTCAACAGATGCTTTAAACATTTCTGCAATAATTTTTACTTCTTCTGCAGAAGGTTTCTTAGGAAGATAATCACCTAGATTATGTAATCCATGAGAGTCAATTGCTGATCTTTCACTGTCACTTACTGATCTTTCTTTGAAAGACCAAGTTGAAGTTGAATAATCTGCATAACCACCTTTTTGAGTTTTAGTTAATTTAAAGTCTCTACCTTTATCAATATCAGTTGGCAGATCTTCCATATCTGGATTCATCAATGCTGATCTAATAATGTTGTAGATTGACGGATTAATTACAAAACGTCTAATTGGATTCTCTGGTGTTGAA